GAAATTTATGAGAATGCCAATGCTTACAAAGCTTACGCCATAAAGCGCAGAGATTCTAAAAATATCACGGCATGCCTTAGAGAAGCCGTTCCCATGCTAGAGATTAACCCTAATATGCTTGACGGTAATGAAAATCTGCTTAATACCCCAACGGCTACTTATGATTTGAAAAAAGGAGTAGATTCAGCGAAAGAACATGATCCAAAGGACTTTATAACTAAGCAGACTACCGTGGATCCATCGGATAAAAATGCCGACATGTGGCTGGAGGCTTTAAAGATGTTCTTTTGCGAAGACATGGAACTAATAGATTATGTTCAGCGTATTGTTGGTCTTGCAGCTATTGGTAAGGTGTTCCAAGAAGCACTGATTATTTCTTTTGGCGAAGGAAGCAATGGTAAATCAACCTTCTGGAATTCTATAGCCAGTGTGTTTGGAACCTATAGCGGGACTCTTTCTGCAGATGTGCTTACGGTTGCCTGCAGGCGCAATACGAAACCGGAGCTTGCTGAAGCAAAAGGCAAGAGGCTGATGATTGCCGCCGAGATGCAGGAGGGTATGCGTCTTAACACTTCCATCGTAAAACAATTGTGCTCTACAGATAAGATTCAGGCGGAGAAGAAATATAAGGACCCGTTTAACTTTCAGCCTACTCATAGCGTAGTGCTCTATACAAACCATCTGCCAAAAGTGGGAGCCATAGATAACGGAACCTGGCGCAGAATTATTGTTCTTCCTTTTAACGCCAAGATAGAAGGAAAATCGGATATTAAAAACTACTCGGATTACTTGGTGAAAAATGCCGGTGGAGCAATTTTAGCATGGATCATTGAGGGCGCGAGACGTGTAATTGCGGGAGACCATAAAATCGTGCCGCCACGAAAAGTTGCTGAGGCCATTGCCAAATATAGGGAGAATAATAACTGGCTTGGTAACTTTTTAGAGGAGTGTTGTGAAGTCGGAGAAGACTTCTATGAGAAGTCCGGGGACATCTATAACGAATACAGATCATATTGCATGCAAAATGGTGAATTTGTGAGAAGCACATCAGAATTTTACGCTTCTTTGGAACAAGAAGGATTTTCTAAAAAACGAACCCCGCAAGGCAGGTGTGTACTTGGTTTGAAGCTGAAAGCGGAATTCCTATAAAACGCTAAAATGTCAGTCGATGTCAGTCAATACATAAACTTTGTATAGGGCCTAAAAAATAGGGTATAGGGAAAGTTATGGAAACGCCTGACATCGACTGACATAAAGGAGAAAAATATGCTGGAAAAAGAACTGGAATTGAAACTTGTAAATGCTGTGAAAAATAAAAAAGGATTGTGCTTAAAACTTATGTGCCCCGGTTTTTATGGTATGCCGGACAGGATTGTTCTTCTCCCACATTTTAAGATGGGATTCGTGGAAGTAAAGGCTCCCGGCAAAAAGCCTAGGGAATTACAAATAGTAAGACACCGGCAATTAAGAAAACTGGGCTTTAAGGTTTTTGTACTGGATGACAAAAATCAGATCGGAGAAATATTAAATGCTATACAAACCACATGATTATCAAAAATATGCACAAAACTTCATAATGGATAATCCTACTGCTGCAGTTTTTCTTGATATGGGCCTTGGCAAGACGGTTATTACCTTAAGCGCTATATGGGAACTGACTCTTGACCGGTTTGATATTTCTAAGACATTGGTAATAGCACCACTAAGAGTGGCTCGTGATACCTGGCCAAATGAGCTTAAGAAATGGCAGCACCTGAAAGGACTTAAGATGTCAGTGATAGTAGGGAATGCGAAGGAAAGAATAGCGGCACTTAATGCAAAGGCTGATATCTATGTGGTCAACAGGGAAAATGTGGAGTGGCTTGTGGAAAACGGCAAATGGGACTTTGACATGGTTGTTATAGATGAGCTATCCAGTTTTAAGAATGGCAAGGCAAAGAGGTTCAAAGCATTAAGAAAGGTGAGACCCTTTGTACAAAGAATCGTAGGCTTAACCGGTACGCCGAGTCCTAATGGCCTCATGGACCTGTGGGCAGAGATTGGCATATTGGACATGGGAAAAAGGCTGGGAAGATATATAAGCCATTTTAGAAATGAGTATTTTGTGCCGGACAAAAGAAATCAGATGATTGTCTTTAGCTACAAGCCAAAGCCGGGTGCCGAGGACGCGATTTATAACCAGATATCCGATATCTGCATAAGCATGAAGGCTGCTGATTATCTGAAAATGCCGGAGCTTACAAACAACATTGTGGAGGTCAAAATGGAGGACAAGGAAAAAGCCATTTATAAAAAGCTAAAAGATGAAATGGTTCTAGACCTTCCGTCCGGAGAGATTGATGCCAAGAATGCTGCCGGCCTTACTAACAAGCTGCTGCAAATGGCCAATGGTGCTGTTTATGCTGAGGGCGGGAAAGCAGTTCATATTCATGATAAAAAACTGGATGCTTTGGAGGACTTAATCGAAGCGGCAAACGGCAAACCGGTTCTTGTGGCTTACTGGTTTAAACATGACATAGAAAGACTGCAAAAAAGGTTTGCTATAAGAAAATTGGAAACGAGCGCTGACTTTGAGGAGTGGAACAAAGGTGAAATACCGGTGGCTGCAATTCATCCGGCCTCTGCCGGTCATGGCCTAAATTTACAGGCTGGTGGTTCAGCACTTATCTGGTTTGGGCTCACATGGAGCTTGGAACTATATCAGCAGACTAATGCCCGTCTTTGGAGACAGGGACAAAAACAGGCTGTGGTTATCCACCACATAGTTACCAAGGGAACAATCGACGAAAGAATACTGAAGGCTTTAAAAAATAAAAACATGACACAGGTTTCGCTCATTGAGGCCGTGAAAGCTGACTTGGGAGGAAAATAACATGAGGTTTTTAATAGATAAAGTAAACCATCCATCACATTATACAGGAGGAAAAGTAGAGTGCATTGATGCCTTGGAGGCCGCAACAAAATATTTAACGGGCATTCAGGCCGTTTGTACTGCCAATGCGATTAAGTATCTGTGGCGCTGGAAAATGAAAAATGGTATTGAGGACCTGAAGAAGGCAAACTGGTACATAAACCATCTCATTAGAGTGCTGGAGGAAAAATGAAACGTTATAGGGAAAAAGATATCAGATGGTTAAAATCAGGGGTGAAATTAAGTGCGTCTTTTGAAATGAGCGTGTTTAGTCAGACGCAAGGCGCAAAAAAAACGCCTAAGATTTATATCAAAGATCTTAAATGCAGAATTGAACGAAGTTATGAATTGAAGCCATATGAGGCATTAGCAAACGCTATTATTGTTCAAGCAGCTGAAGACTATAGAAAAGTAAGAACGAGAAAGTTGGAAATAGATGAAATAGAAAAATTCTTTAATTCGGAGATGTTTGCCTATATGACAAACGCGGATCCCAGGTTCATTATTGAGAATTTACGTGAGGAGAACAAATATGGTTAAGCCATATGAGTTGCTGGCCAATGCAGTAGTCATAGAAGCTGTAAAAGAATATAGTGATACAGTCAAAAGAATCAAAAAACTAAGAAAAAAATCAAATGAAGAAAGACAGGAGATGCAAATGGAATGTTGTTTATTGATTCTATATGGCAGGCCATGGAAAGAGACAAAGCAATATATCCTTTTTCGGAGGCTTAGAAGAATAGAAAAATTTATTCATTCGAAATGGTATAGATTTTTGACAGATATGCGGCCAGAGCCTGTAATTAAAAAATTGCATAAGGAGATGATAAGCCGTGACACCAAAAGAGTATCTTGAGCAAGCATATAGACTGGATCAGTTTATCCGGATTAAAATGGAAGATGTCGCAAAATTCCACAGCATGGTAACAAAGATAACACCAACTTTGAGCGATATGCCGGGAAGCTCTACAAGAAATGTACATAAACTGGAAGACAATATTGCCACGCTTATGGATATGGAAAAAACCACCACTGATGAGATAACAAAGCTAGTAGCTTTAAGAAAAGAGATAGCCACAGCCATAAGTACTGTTCAAAATCCCAATGAGCAATTAATACTTCAACGCCGGTATCTTTGTGGGTACACATGGGAGAGGATTGGTGAAGAAATTCATGCTACGGAACGGTCTGTACGCAGATGGCATAAAAATGCTTTGCGGCATATCACAATTTCTCAAAAAAAT